TATCCTATGTTATGAATTAAGTTGACTTTCTTTCGGGCATTCTATGTTATGGTTGAAATCACGCTAACCTAAGCTTGTTAGACTTAAGTTAGCTATGATTTTACTTGTTGACCGATGCCCAGTCATAGCGTGCTAAATAGTATCTGCAATCCTTGTTTCTATTGCGTGGATGTCTAGCTGTTTTCTTGCAATGGCTTTGCATTCTTTTGCACACTTTCTTTATTTCGAGAATGTTAACTGGGTGGACTTCAAGAATTTGTGAGGCGGAATACCCCATTTTTAGCGCTATCTTGATAATAGCTGTTTTTTGTTGTTTCATCTTATATTCCTATTTATGAGTTAATTTACGTTAACCTAAGTTTGTTAGACTTAAGTCACCGTATGTTATGTATGCTATTGAAGCTTCCTCATCTCAGCTAATTTAGCTTTGACTTCTTGTGCTTTAGCAATAGTTTCATCGCTAATGTCGGTACTCATCTCTGAAGTCCGACGAGTTACGGTAACCATGTGAAGGTCGTCCAGATGAGATACCTCCCTATTCCCCATTTCAGCCAATTTCTCAAGGCTAGCCATGAACCCGTAGTATGCCAATATGCCCACTACAACTACCAACAATATTACTGTTTCCATTATTTTCTCCAATATATATAAGTTATGTTGAGCCTGACCTTATGGTCAAGCCCATTGAATGCTAGACGAACTGAACTGTTCCGTCTCTTAATACTACGTATACTCGTGCTGTCTTAGCTGCATTACGTTGGCCTTGTGCTTTAGCCACTACTCTTTTTACTGCTGACTGTTGAGTCTTAGTCATGATATATCCACCTTATACAGTTAAGTTAAATGTTAATCACAATGAAAAAGCACCATGTTAAATAGTTATGTCACTCCTTCTTAATCACAATGTAAAAGCCCTTGCTATGTCAGAAGGTGTAAGTGTTTCCTATGTTGGTAGGTGTAGGATAAAAAATAAGCTAACCGTTAGGTTAACTTATTGGACAGCTTGCTGTGCTAGAGACTGTCTAAGTCTCCTTCTACATCAGCTTTGTCTGATTGGAACCCCATGAGGGATAGGACTTGTCCTGTCACTCTTTTGCCAGAGGCATGGTCGCATAGTCTTATGCCAGACACAGTAGTGTTGTTATACACTACTCCGAATGCTTGGTTACGAGCTACATTAGCAGGGCTGATGTTAGTATATTGCGCAGCTATATTCTTAATTAAATTTGACATTTTAGTTTCCTAGGGTTGATTAGTCATCTTGTTAAAGCTACAAAAGGGGACTCACCTACGAAGTAGGGGGGGTACCCTTTGCAGAAGTTTCCGGAGGAGGAGTAATACCCTCTCACAAAATTTAAACATTTTTGAGCATAAATTTGTTAATTAGATGTTAACAACTTTTATATGCGGTACAGAGGAAAAAAGTATAACTTCCATAGTACTTATAATACGCTAGTTATTTTTCTAAAAAAGTATAACTATTATATCTTTTTCCTCTACAGCCCGCATTCCTTCGTTCAAAAATATAACTTTTTGGAGGTATACAATAATTACAGGGTGTTATACAATAGAAGAAATTACAGGAGATTACCTTGGTATCTAGTGAAGAAAATATAATAGTTGTTAGTAATAAGTGTGAGTTGCTTCTAGATTCTTTCTCAGCTTTGACTATGACTTATACGCAAGATGGTTTTAATGAGCTTAAAGAAGATATTAAGATTAATGGTTTACTAGTTCCTTTAGTACTTAGAGAAGGTAGGATACTGGATGGTAGGCACAGGTACAAGGCTTGCAGAGAACTAGGGGTTAAGGTTAAGGCTGTTGATATTGGAGAAGTAAGTGATGATAAAGCCCTAGATATTGTTATTAGTAACTCTATTAATAAGTCTACTGATACCGATGCTGCTAAAGTTGAAGCTTATCTTATGTGTAAAGCTAAAGGAATTAGACTAAAAGAAATGTATAAGAGGTTTAATAGGTTGAATATTAACTATGTACGTAAGTTAAGCTTTATAGAGAAAGAGAATAGCGCGTATCTGCAGATTATGTTAAAACATAACAAAGTACGGCTTTATAATAAGGAGTTTGATAAGGTTGAAGACTACGGCACTATTAATGGTATATGGAGAACTCTTAAAGCTAACAAGAGATTAGAAACTGCTATTGTAGAGGTAGCTAGTGAGCCTAATAGTTTTCAAGAGTACACGATGGATATAGAAGAGTACTTTGATAACCCGTCTGCAGAGCAAGAGTATTGGGACTTGTATGATATAGCAAAAAGTGGGGGTTCTAACATCCATCCAGATACCCTACTAGGTAAAAAGATAGCGGAATTGATTAAATGCAAATACCTAAAGTAATTAGTAGTATAGAAAAGTACAAACATAGTATTAAAGGGTTTACTAGTTCTGTTAGTGATTACGATAGAGGTCTGTATAATGGCTTAGAAATAGTACATGCTCTTATAGAAAAAAGACCTTGTTTTTTACTAAATAAAAATAATACCTTTGACAAAAAAGATATAGAAGCTTATCCTGAGTTTTTTCTATAATAATACTTATAATAATGAAATACTGATATGAATTACAAAAACCTAGTAAATGATTATGAGGAGCCTCCACTAACTTACGAAGAGATAATCGAAATACTACAAGAAGAGCTGGATAACCCCGAAGATGACGAGTACAAGATCTTAAGGTTCGAGTAATGAAATTTACTGTGTCTACTAAAGATAGTCTTGTGCAAAGCGACATAGGTATTTTATATGTTGTTTGCTTTACTTTAGAAGGAAAAGAGCTAATTAAGATAGGGGTAACTACTAGAAAAATTGAAGATAGGGTGTCAGAAATACTTGTAAGTATATTTAAAAAATACAGAGAATTTCCTTACTGCCGTCCTAAAAAATTTAAAAAGACTTACGATATATTCCACAAAGAAGCTATTCTTCATGAGTACTTTAAGAACTACAGCTACATAACAGAAAAAAAGTTTAGTGGCTCTACTGAATTTTTTGATGTGCCTTTATGTAAAGTTGTAGAAGCGTATGAAAATCTACTAGAAGGAAAAGCTTTAAGTGAAAGTAGACAAGAGTAGAGTAAAAGACGTTGTTGATGAGTATAACGATATAGAAGACCAGCTTAAGTTTATTAGTAGTTTCTTTTCTTGGGATGTTCCTCCTAATGTAAAAAAGTGTAGAGAGATACACCATAAGCGTCTTATTAGGAAGTTAAAAGTTCTTATTTGCTGTGAAGAAGCAGAAGGATACTATTTTTTTATAGATTGTTATAGTTATTAAGTACTTTACAGTACACCCTATTGTATAAAATAGCTATATGCTGTAAACTTATAGTATATGTGCGTTTAAAATAAATAAGAGAAATATACAATGACACAGCTAATTACTGTTGAAGACCTTAAAATAGCTCTTCCCACAAAAAAAGGGGTGATTACCCAAGAAGCTGTTGATATAATCAATTCTTCTAGAAACGATCCAGAATTTCAAGGAGAGTCTTTACTTAAAACTGCTTCTATTTACGAAAGTGTTATGAAAAAAGCTAGGGCTCCTTTGCCTGATTACTTAAATGCTATTCGATTTTGTGCCTATATCATGACAAACAGTTCAAATTACACAGAAGCATACAAGAAAGTATTTTCTGATAGAGACTTTGTAAAAAATCGTCTTACTGCTCTTAAGAGTAGCCCCCAGTACAGTGAATTAACTAGTGCTGCTTCTCGTTATAGAAGAACTAAACTAGTCACAGACATTCTTACTGTAAGCCAAGTACCCCTAGATTTAATGTTTACTGGACATAGGTACAAAGCTATTAGTGTTCTTGCGAATGTTATGGAAACAGCTAAGCTTGATCGTGATAAAGTTAATGCTGCAAAAGAGCTCCTAGCAGCTACTAAGGGACCCGATAGTGTTAAGATTGAACTCGATGTAGGGGTTACTGAATCTAGTGCTATACAGCAGCTTAACGACCAGCTGGCAGAGATTGCTGGACGTTCTATAAAGCACTTAGAGGCAGGATCTACTAGCCTTAAGGAATTAGGCGCTCTAAAAGTTACTGATGACGATATACTTGAAGGAGAATACCTTGAGTCTTGATAGTAAAGTAAAATATGTACCTAGTAATGAAGCAGTTAAGTTTATTACTTTTATTAGAGCAGCTAACGTAGAAGATAATGCAAATGCTGAAATCCATTACAGACTGGCGGATAAATACTTTAGTAAGGATAAACAAATATTAATAGAGGCTTTTCGTGGTAGTGCAAAATCTACTATGATGGAGTGGTTTGTTATTTACATAGCAGCTATGGGTACTTTACATAATTTTGGTAAAGTATCATTTATAGCTTTTGTTGGTGATAGTATGGAAAATGGCACAAAAAACTTTTTTCGAAACATTGCAGGCAAGATAGATAAATCAGAGTTACTAAAAGGTTTAATAACAATACAGCGAAAAACTGATTCTGAAATGGAACTGGTAAATGCTGATAAAGTAGAGCTAAACCTAAAGGGGTATGGTGCGTCTACCAATATACGAGGAGTTCGATACAAAGGTTCTCGTCCTGACATAGTCATACTAGATGATATTACAACCAATGATGCCATTAATTCAGAGACTATACAGAATACTATAAATAATAATTTCTATAAATCTGTAATACCTTCCTTACATCCCACTAGGTTTAAGATCTTTTTTATAGGAACTCCTATATCTGAACGTGACATAATCCACCAGCTAAGCACTAACTCTAAGTGGGTTACCCATAAATTTCCTATTGCAAAAGTATTTCCTTGTAAAAAAGAAGACTTTGAAGGTAACTGGCCAGACCGTTTTCCTTATGAATCGGTACTAGAAAAGTACGAAATGTACAAAGAAGCGGGTAAAGCTCAAGATTTTTATCAAGAGTTTATGTTAGAGATAACTGATTTAAGTACGTTATTAGTAGAACCAGAGGATATTCAGTGGTATGACCCATCCATTATTAAAAAGAATAAAAACTATTACAATTTTTATATCACAACAGATTTTGCGACCAGTACTAAAAAATCTGCTGATTTTTCTCCTATTGGTGTTTGGGCTATTTCCAGCAATAATGACTGGTTGTTGGTGGATGGTCAGTGTTTGCGTCAGACAATGCAAGAGAACATTGATGACATATTTAAATATGCTAAAAAATGGAACCCTATAAGTGTAGGTATAGAAACTGCAGGACAGCAAGGAGGTTTTATATCTATTATGCAAGAAATGATGATTAAGCGTAACTTATGGTTTACGTTTGCCAAAAAGCCGGGAAGTAAGGACCTAGGTATTAGACCTACAAATGATAAAGTCCATCGTTTTGTTACAGGAGTACAGCCT